CCACTGCATCGTCGACGCCAATCAGTGTTATCAACACCCTGTCGAGTGCCATGATCTCGTCGAGATTGAGCAGCAGTCTTCTTCGCAGCTCCCGAACCCACTCCATGGTTGCCTTTGCTCTTACCGCCATTTCCCATCCGAAAGTCGCGTGTGCCACGACTTCTTCGTACGACCTCAACAAACTGCTTAGTCGAGGCTGAACATTCCATCTCGGGTTTTGGAAAGGTGCCGCTGGGGTTGGTGCTACTGTGTTTTTGTACAGTGCTTTTCCCCATTCGCTTACCTGGTCCGCCGCGTGATGTAGTTGCATTTGTTCTAGGGTAAATGGGCCACAGACATCCGACGACACAATTGCCATCCTTGTCTGCAAGTCGGCATCCGCATCTGAGGTTTCCATTGGAGTCTCGTTTGTTGCCATTGTTAGGACCTGTTGTAGTCTCACTCTTCACTGGTGCGTCAACTTCGTCAACGCCTTTTGTTTGTCCTTGCGGACTAGTTCCCGCCTGGTGCTCTTCACCATCCAGTACGACTGTTATCTTGGCAGGTTCTTCCTTCACACCCAACCGTGGCATGCCAAGTACAGTACCCTTGTACTTTGTAAGCGCATCAATGTGCGCAATAAGCTCATCCGTCCCCACGCCTATGTCCTTGGCGACTGTTGGGAGCAACACATCCACGTCAGCTTGTGGCCAACTGTTTGTTATGTGTTCATCCAACGTTGCCCACCATGGGACATCTGTTGTTTTGGCTTCGACATCGCCAACGTTTCGCTGAAAGCACTTACACCAGTCACTCACAAACGGAGTCTTAGCGTCAGTGACAAGGTAGGCATCTGTCTTTGCCTTACCAATTGCAGCGAGATCGTTGACGGTGTCAACTGTGAGGTGGAGTTTCATGAGCGTACGTTTTGGGCTTTGTACTGAGGCGGGTGTGTTCCACGGATCCACAAACACTCGTGAGAGAAATGAGACCGACTCTCCTGGCTTGGCACGATTGCACACTTTCAGATCCAATCCCAGCGTTGCTGCTGTTTTCTGCATCACTTCATCTGAGACCTTGCCACTCTTCAAGCCGTCATCACCATATAGCAACCCAATGTCTGCCATGGCTTCCTCTGGTTCCATTCCCTGTTCCCGAGAACCACAATACGACGTATAGCCGTTCAATAGTGTGTTCTCATCTGTCGTTTCGGGTGTTCCACTGAGCCGTGTACACAGAGTATCG